CTGGTAATGCGGTATGGGTACATCATGGAGCATAGCTCCGTGGAACGTACTCATATCACCACTTTGCCTCTGGCCTTAGGCCAGGGGACGGTGGTTCTCACTGATCGCTACAAGACGGAAGTCAAGCAGCGCAGGAGAGCGACTCCTTACGGTTTTGGCCTAAATACTGGCGAGTTTACCACTCGTCAGTTGGCCATCATTGGTGCTCTGGGCATATCCCGGACACCTGGACGGGCGCAATAAACCGCGTCGTCCAAGGGCGGGTTCGCCACAGGCGGGCTCTAACCCTATCACCATCACAAATATCCGCTAGCCAGCGGATACCTGTCCGAAGGATCACCATGTCGTTTGCCGACCCACAGTCAATTACCATCAACGCTGTCGCTCAGACCCTTCCAAGGATCTCGAGCGGTGAGAACGCTGGCGTCTTCCGTAAGGATGACGGCACGGTCTCGATGCGTGTTGCGCACACCTTTGGAAAGCGTGTGCGGCACACCATCAGCGTGGACCACCAGAAGTACGCCGCCGATCCGCTTGTCTCTGCACAGAACGTGCTTCGATCGATGAGGGTCTCCCTCACGATCGACGCTCCGGTGCAGGGGTACACGGTCGCCGAACAGAAGCAGATTGGGGACGCCCTTGTGGCGTACCTGTCCGCTTCGACTGGTGCTCGACTCACCCAGCTGCTGGGTGGCGAGAACTGACTGGCATCAGGCCCTTAGGGACCTGATGTGCGTAGTCTTTGCCCCACAAACCGCCTACCGTAGGTTGGCCTCGAAACATGAGCACGTCTTCGTGACGTGTAATTGCGTAGAGGTTGATCACGGAAAGCGGTGCGTGTGGCGAGATTGCTAGGCAGATGTAAACCATGGCTGCTTCGTCCGTCACCACCTCAGTGAATCGAGGGATGAATGGAGAGCTTTATGGTTCTCTGGCAGGTCGTGCTCGCAGAAGCGGGCACGAGGTGTGGTATCAGCACCACTCTTGACCTTAAAACTGTCAAGAGTCGCGTCGAACGTGAGGGATTGGAATTCCTCACAATTACCTTGCCTTCCTTCGCTAAAGGGCTCGAGAGAGCTCTTGACACGGGGAAGGTAACCCACGACCAATTCCGGACATTCAAGTTCGGCGGCGGTCTCCCCAGTTTGTTTCGGGGTTTCCTTGGGTTGGTGTTCGACGCTGGTACCGGACGGCTACTTGATGAGCCATCCGTTGTCGCAATCCAAGCCGTGCGTCAGCTTACGCTGATGTTTGGCAAGGTTGACCTTCCCTGTAGTGAATACAGGAAAGGACTTGCGCGACGGTCGTTCGTCGAGACTGAACGACAAGTGAAAGAGCGGGATGCTCTCCGGAGTGACTCCCTTGTGGAGGAGTTTCGCGAGATTTCCCGTCTCCTTTGGAGTGATGTGCTTACGCACGTCGATCAGGCCGTATATAACAATAGCCTGACTCCAAAGCACGGACCCGGAGCAACCGGTGAGCGTATCAAGGGTAACCTGAAGTATGCTCATACTGGTTGGACCGAACGACTGGAGGAGATCTTCCCAGCTGGGGAGTTTCTCCTTCCGAATTGGAGACATTTCGATGTCTTCAACCGTGTCACTTGGGCGGAGCCTGGGACCGAGTTACCCGTGAGGGTGATCGATGTCCCTAAGTCGCACAAGACACCAAGGCTGATCGCGATTGAGCCTGTTGCGATGCAATACTCGCAGCAGGCGATCGCAGAATGCCTTGTTGGAACCATCGAGTCGACGAGAGTCGGCTGGGCAATGGACTTCCACAATCCGTGGATCACGGATTATAAAGTGAGAGTTCACAACCCCATGCGATGGTTCGTCGGATTTGAGCACCAGGAGCCTAACCAGCTTTTGGCTCAAGAGGGTTCTGTAACAGGAGCTCTGGCCACGCTAGATCTTAGCGAGGCTTCCGATCGTGTCTCGTACTTGCTTGTACGCTCGATGCTAGAAAAGCACCCATGGCTTGCCCAAGCCGTGGATGCCACGCGATCGAGTAGAGCGAGTGTACCTGGCTATGGAGTAATCCCTCTAGCCAAGTTCGCGAGTATGGGTTCAGCGCTCTGTTTCCCTGTGGAGGCGATGGTTTTCACTTCCATTGTTTTCTTGGGAATTCAGGATTCGCTTAGCCGCCGGTTGACCCTTCGAGATGTCTATCGCTTGAAGGGCCAGGTGCGTGTGTACGGCGATGACATCGTCGTACCCACTTCCGCGGTATCCCACGTGATTGCTCGCCTTGAGGCCTATGGCCTCAAGGTAAATGAGCACAAGTCTTTCTGGACTGGGCAGTTCAGAGAGTCTTGCGGGAAAGAATACTTTGCCGGCGAGGATGTAACAGTTTCTCGCGTTAGGCGGGTGTTCCCCGGTTCACGTGCTGACGTCAACGAGATCGTGAGCCTTGTCTCGCTCCGAAACCAGCTTATGGCTGGGGGATGGAGACAGACCTCGCTTGCGTACTTGGATCCGATTATCGAAAAGCTCCTTAACGGGAACTATCCGGTGGTTGGTCCAGACTCGCCAGTGCTTGGCCGACACATGCCCTCTGGGTTTTACGAAATTCAGAGAATGTGCAGCCGCCTCCACAGGCCCCTTGTAAAGGGCTATGTGGTGGTGTCGAAACCGCCGTTGAGTGAAATCGACGGTAGTGCGGCCTTGCTTAAGTGGTTTCTTAAGCGCGGCGACGAGCCGTTTGCAGACAGAGATCACCTGAGACGTCAGGGACGTCCCGAGCAGTCTACACTAAAGCTCGGATGGCACGTCTCCTACTAAGGTAGGAGGTGTTGCCTGGGACTCTCTTCGCTAAGCGGAGAGAGTGCGACCGATGGTAGGTCGCGTGAGGAGGCTCCAAGGGGGCTCCTTCCGGAGTTCCTTTTGGATGCTTCCCG